TTCATTTGTGGCCTTTCAGGTGGTCACGAAATAGGTCGGCTAGGTAGTCGAGTTTGCGTGAGTTTTCGCCGTGGTCGCGGTTGTTTTGTCGGCGTGTGGCTTCGATCAGGGCAACGACGATAGTGAACCCGCCCCCGATGACGGCAACTAAAACAGCGTCACTCATTGGCTTGACCTGACAACTCTTCAGACTGTTCCGCTTCAAGCGCTGCTACCTCTTGGTCAGTCATTTCTCTGACAACTGTCTCACCTGTAACGGCATTGTGGATTGTGATCTCTGGTCGGCTCATGGCTTAACTCCGTAAACAGTAATGGTGCCTGTAATCGTTCCGCTGTTGGGGAACACTGAGAAACCGTTGTAACTGGTTGAAAGGGTATGCGCCAAATTCAGGTTGTATGACCCTGCTCCATCGGTGTTGTTTACATTTATGAATGCGCCAGTGGTTTGTGTTTGGAACGGCCCGAACAGGTCGATGCGACTGTAACCAAAACCACCGCTGGTCGATCCGTATTCGGCTGCAGGAACAAAGGATGTTCCAGAGCCTGCGTTGTAAGCACTGATTGTGCCTGAACTGTAAACGGTGGTGTATCCGTAACGAAAATAGTTTGCGCCTGAAGCATCGGTGCTACCTGAACGCAAACGCCAAAGTGCAAACGATGCCGATGAACCACGGACGGCGATGGTAATCACATAATTGTTGTAGTCGGCTGAAAAGCACGACTCTACGGCAACGTAACTGCTGGCCGAAAAGGTTGTGCTGGTGATTTTCCACAACCCGACCGCGTTCATGTCGCTGGCGTTTAGCACGTCCCCAGTTGCAAATGTTGGATAACCCATAAATACCTATCCTAAAAGGTCTGTTCCACCAAGGGTGGATTGGTTGAGAATAAATACAGCAGCCCAACGCGCCGACCCCTCAAGCGTCGTATTCCAACGCTCAGGAGTGACGCTGTGGCTAACGCGCGACAAAAGGTAGTAGTAGCTAATAGCGCTGTAATCAGGGGGCTGAAGCGTCACGCTGATACGGTCAAACAGCTCAAGGCCGAGCGTTGATCCCCACGACTCGTTAGGTGACAACACAACCTGCACCGGGCTGAGTTTTGGATACACCTGACTACCCCATCCAGTGACCACGTCGCCGATGGAAATAGCGTCGGTGTAAGCGGCCACTTGTGTGGAGACAAACTGTTCCGCTTCGCCATAGATTGTGACGCTGCTGGAGTCTTCGTCAATGTAAACACCGCCGTAGGACATTTCGATGTTTGCAACGTTACGCATTGAGTCGCCGTCGTATTGGATTTGCACCTCAGGCCCAATAGGAATGCCTGTAAACCCGACGGCCTTGCCATAGTCAGCCTGCGACACAATTGACTTGGTTTGTGTGCGGATCTGCGACTGGTTGTACAGGGTCAACGTGCCAGCCTTGTTTACAAACAGCGGCGCAAACTCCGAGTCCGAGACTTTGGTTAACTCGAAGGATGCTGTCGGTGCATCGGGCGTCACGTTTAGCACGTTGGACTTTGGTGAAGCAGGTGTCGAGACAAGCGACATTGAAAACGGTGTGTTGCCGATAACGCGCGACACGCGAGCCGAACTGGTCTCCGGGTACTGACCCTCGCCAAGTCGCACAATTTCCTGGATTTGTGCTTGTGTCAACACGCTTGTAAACATTGCTATTTGCTGGAAGTTGCCAGCGGTCATTGCAAAACTTTCGTTTACTGCGGGTGTGTTGCCTGAGTTTGTTTTAGGCCCTGTCGTGACGTCGAAACCGTCTACATAAAGTTTGCCTGTGTTGGTAGCCGTGTTGTATGTAAACGCTATGTGGTGCGGCTCGGAAGTTGAATAGTTAACGGTTGACTCGTAGGCGCGGGTCGTTGTCCCGTCGTCAAAAAACGCATAAGCAAGACCAGCGCCGTTGCCTGACGTGAAACAGTCAATACCGACACCGAAAGCACCACCAAAGGCTGAACCTGAAAAACTTGGTGAAAGCAAGTCCGCGCGTGTGCCTTGCCCCCAATAGCAAATTGTAAACGACGATGACGTGTTAGCAGCAAACTGTGTCGAGCCGACCGTGGTGTTTTGAGCCAGCCCGTCAAACTCGGTACCAACAGACAACGACGGCAAACCGAGCGCAATACGCCCACCCTGATACACCTTGTTCGTGTTGCAAATAACACTGCTGACAGCGCTCCCACGGTCGCGCAAAGTGAAGTTAGCCAAGTACAGGTTTACAGGGTCGTCCATCTCCCAGTAGTGACGTGGGTTGAGTGACTGGATGTAGGGCATTGCCCAGTCGGCTGGCATTGACGATGATCCGAGCAGCTGCAACGCGTCAAAACAGGACAGGGTGACGGTGGAGTCTTTGCCTGCGTTTGTCCATTCGGGTGGCCACCCGGCGATGAAACCACGGAACACGTCGTAGGTTGTGCCTCCGCTGGTGGCGCGTATACGGATTTGGCGTCGCGGTAAGAGTTTGCCGTAGTACGGGCCTGACGCGTTGAACGGGTCAAAGCGACGGTCACGGTTTGACAGGGTGACACTGGCTGAGCCGTCGGCTTGGAGCGTCCAGTCGTCGGGTACGCCACGGCTGGTGCTGAAGCCACGGCAGTAGGCGGTCACGTCTGTCCACGTGGGCGACACGACATAGGGGCCGTCGTTGAATGCGATTTCAACTATGGGCGTGGGGTATGGCATTAGCGCCCACCGTTTCGACGCTCAAAGTTGTTCAGCACGTTGTACACCTGTCGACCAATTTCTATTGGGTCACCGATACCGGTTTGTACCGTGATGTTTACACCTGAGCCTGAGCCGCGTATTCCGCGCAACGAGCCGGGGTTGATTTGTGTGTCAATCGTGCCAAATGTTGGGACGCTGATTGGCGACACATCCTTACGGCCCGGTATCAGGTTAAACAACGGTGAGCCTGAACCGTAATACAACCCTTTACCAAGGTTGTTGATGAAATTAGCAATACCGTTAAGGCTGTTGGCTAGGTCGTTAATTTGTTGCCCTGCTGCGTTAAGTTGCCCGTTTTCGTCATAAAGCAAAGTGGACAAGATGAACTTAAGTTCTTCCATTGCACCAGCGACTCCGTCACGCCCGAACGCGTCAGCAATTTGGATGCCGTACTCAGCCAGCCGCTTAAGGTACGGCAGCACTGCCTGCCCTAGCGACTCCTTTAACTCGTCAATGGTGATACGAAAGCGCGCCATCGTGCCTTCGAAGGTTTGAGCATTTTCTAACGCTGATCCGCTGAAACGCTTTTCAAGGTCTTTCTGAATGTCGTTGAAGTCCATTGCCTTGAGCGCGGCTTTGTCGTAGCCGACACCCAACCGACCGATAGCGGTATTGGAACCGTCAAAACTTTTTGACAACGCCTCGACAACATTTTTTAACGGTTTGCCTGTGGCCGCACTCACGTCGAGTGCCGTTTTCAGAATGCGTTGGGCCTGCTCAAAGTCTTTGGTGCTGCGAATACTTCGGGCATACGCAGGACGAAGCTCGTCGTCGGCCACGCCAGTGGCGCGCTGGGTGACGTCAATAAAGTCTTCGACCGATGCGATTTGAGCGTCGGTGGCTTTAGTAGATGCTCGAATAGAAGCGGCTAACTGCTTTTGGCTTTTCTCGTCGTCGGCCGCCATTTTGGCAAAACCCAACAAAGCCTGCCCAGCCTGAAACGCAGCTGTACCCAACGCAGCAAACGCGGCAACGCCAGCCACCGCGCCAGCCTTGAGTACAAACTTGGCTTTGTCCGAAGCGGTCTCAAGTTGCTTAAAAGACTTAATGGCTTTCTGTACGCCATCGCCAGCAAACGTCGTTGAAATGGGTATAGACAGCATTAGTTCAGTTCTTTCTCTACACGCTTAATGACGCTCAAAATAGATCTACGCAATTCGTCCTCGAACTCTGGGCGCGCCCTGTAAACGGCAGGCCCGATAATGCGTGTGCGACCGGGAGCCAATTGACCAAGGGAACGCTCAAGGCTGTTGTCGGTGCGTCGACCAGCAGTCTCAAAAATGGCTGCGGCTTGGTCTTTTTGGACGATGGAAATCGTGTTGTTAGTGCGGCGATCTGTGTCCACTTTGACCTGCACACCGCGCTGGGCTTTAGCGACTGTAAACGGAAACAACTGCCGACCGTTCTGTGACCATTTACGCGACATACCAGACAGCGGAACCTTGGTGTAGCCACGGCGCACGTTATCGACAGCGGGCTGGGCAATACGGCGAGCATCGGAGACGAACTGTTTACGAAGGCCCGGCTCAATTTTGTTGAGCGAACGGATGGCTGCACGCAAG